GCGACAGTCTTGTAGAGCTTGCAGGCGCTCTTGGTCTCGGTGAAGCGGGTTTCGATTTGTTCGAGGATGTTCATTCTGGTTTCCTTTCTCAGAGCGTTGGATCGTCCCAACACAAAGATTATCTCTCTTTCTGGGCCAGAAAGAAACAATTATTTTTGAAGAAAGCAATTTTCTTTTTCATGTTTATCAAGGGGTTAGTCTAGCTTACGCCATTTGTCCACATAAATCTTCCTGAATCCCTGCCTGAGAGTGCCTTTTATGAGGTACCAATCACCCAGCCTTCCGTCCTCGACGATGGGCTTGCCCATACGCGAATATTTGAACCGATCAATGGTGCAGATGATTGGGCCTGTGTCGTCCTCAAACGTGACATTGAGCCACAGGTTGTTGTTCTCAACTCGTCGGCCTCCACGCTTGGCCAAGTTGACTGTCTCGTTCATGTCTCGCAGGTTCTTCTCCTTGAGCTTCCCGAAGAAGACAAACTGGCCGGGACTGTCAGCATCTAGGTCAACGATGTCTATGATCGGTGTCACGATGTTGTGCGCGGCTGGGTCTGCCTTTATGTGACCGAAACGCCTCTCGCACTCAAAGATGTCGTCATATGGCGTCTGGCCTTCTCCGAGAAGTTTCTCTTGCCTCGGTGTCAGAGGCTGGCTCATCTTCCTACGCTCGATTATATCCTGCGCCATCTTTGGCCCGATGCCTTTGATGCCCATCAAGCCACCAATCAGCTCTCCGTCTTGAACCGACCAGTTTATCTCCGATTTGAATTTGTCGAACGGTTTATACGAAAGACCTTCGCGCACGACCTCACGCAACAACCTAACTGCTTGCTCGTCGTCTTTGACGTTGCGCAAACAAGCTGCAGCAAACTCCAGAGGAAAACGAGACTTAAGAACACAGCACCAATAAGAAACAAGCCCATAAGCAATGGCGTGAGAGCGATTGAATGCCCAACTGCCCATCGTGTTGATGTGGTCCCAGATGTATCGTGCTTTTTCCTCATCAATTCCGTTCTCCTCAGCACCAACCTTAAACTTTTCAAAGTAGGTGTCAAAGAACTCTTTGCCCAGAGACTTGCTCATCGCCTTGCGCAGAGACGAAACATCTTCCCAAGAGAGTTTACCGACATCCCTCCCGATCGTCATGACCTGCTCTTGATAAACGACGACGCCGTTGGTGACCTTTGTGATGCCTTCTGTTAGGGGGTGGAGATACTCAACAGGAGCTGCGCCGGTATGACGCTTTATGTATTCCGTTGTGCCGCCGGAGTTTAGCGGTCCGGGGCGAGCCAGAGCTGTGATCGCCGCAATGTCTTCAAACTTATGAACTTTCATCTGCCTAGTCACAGATTGCAGCGCATAGCCTTCAAACTGGAATATTCCGGCGTACTTCTCGTCGTTCAATATCGCGAACGCAGCCTCGTCTTCTAGGTCATGATTGACGAGCTGGTCCCTCGTCCAGCCAACCTGATCAAGAACGTCTTGCAACACAGACAGCGTTCGCAAACCAAGGGCATCAATCTTCAGAAGATTCAGATCCTCAGCATCCTTTTTATCTATCTGAGCTGCACCGCTCTGTTCGCTGACTGAACAATATTTCCGGACAGGCTGCTCTGTGACGATGATCCCTGCGGCATGAACACCGCTGTGCCGCGCATGGTTCTCCATGCTGGCCGCGACCTTCATCTGTGGGTATTTCCTAAGCACCTCTCGGCCAACATCAAGCTCGTTGAACGTATCAAGGATGCAAAACGCTGCACGAGAGTCGCCTGTGCTCCGCTCGATGATTGCACCTTTGAGGTCGTTGACCTCCCAAGCAGGAATCCCGAGCCCCTTGGCAACTTCTGAGATCGTGCTCTTGGCTTTGTAGCGCGACACAGTTCCGAGGTGAGCGACCTTCTCCGCTCCGTACTTTTGCCGGAGGTATTCAAACACCATCTCTCGCCGATCGTCTTGGAAGTCGATGTCGATGTCCGGGAGGTCTTCGCGGGTCACATCGATGAACCGTTCGAACAGCAGGTCGTGCTTGATCGGGTCGATGTCCGTTATGCCAGTCAAGTAGCACACCAGCGAGCCAGCAGACGAACCACGGGCAGGGCCAACTAGCATGTGTTGCTTAGCGTAAGAAATCATGTCGGCGATCACGAAGAAGTAATCTTCGAACTTCTTCTCTGCGATCATATTTAGCTCTCGCTCAAGGCGAGCAGCGTAAACTTCGTCAGACAGATCTATGCCCAACTTGGCTGCACCTTCCCGACAAAGCTCCTCAAGAGTTTTCTTGCTGTTGAAGGAAACCATCTTGGCAACAGGCAGATCAGTCTCGCACAATCCGGCGATCTCATAGGTGTTGTCAATCGCAGACTGTGGTGCCCAAGGCACTGCGTCTTTCCATTCCCACTCGTTGAGTATGTGCATGGCTGTCGTGCGGTCTGTGCGGTCTCGCCCAACCAGCACCTCATAGGCTTTCTTGTCTGTCACGAGTGGATAATAGTTGTCGCTCGTTGCGACTGTCTTGAAGCCTTTGCTTTCTGCAAACTCAAGAGCCTTGCGTGAGCTCATGGGATTGAGCTCAATGTAAAGATCGTGTTTTCTGGCTAATGGAAGCATTCCCCATATTGGGTGAGTTCCAGAGAGGATGATGACGTTTTCTGAGATATCAAACAGATCAGAATAACTCAGTCGGGGATGATAATAGAAATGGTCCTTGTCTGTGCTCTTGGTGACGAGGTTGTATATCTCTTCAAGACCATCATTGTTCTTTGCGATGAAGGACATCGCGTTGGCTGGCTGGCGACTGCGGTCTGTCGCATCTTCAACAACAGGAATTTCGACCCCTAGGACAGCCTTTTTGCCGGCAGCTTTGCATGCTTTGCTGAACGACACATGGCCCCATGTGCCTGTGTCGCACACCCCGACAGCATCCCCTTGGCAAACACCAACAACCGAATCGACAGGGCCAAATGCCTTGCGGAAAGAGTATTCCGTCCTGACCTTTATGTTCAGCATCAGCTCGTCGCTATATAAATGACGCCAAGGATCAGGTGCCCGACGATCATTATCATTATCGGATCCATTACAGGTGGCCCTCCTTCTTATACCACTCAACGATGCGGACTGTTGCTTCAACGTCGTTGATTGATCTGTGTGCGCCTTCTATCTTAGCCCCGAACAGCTCTTCGTGTATATCCCCGAGCTTTCGCATTTTGCCCCAGACCCTCTGGCCGACCTCAACTGTGCAGATATGATCTCGGGGCCAAGGGAACTTCGTGACCTTGTCAAGTCGCTCAAGCTCAAATCTAAGTATCTTCCGGTCGAATGGCAAGTTGTGCGCAACCATCTCTCGCTCGCCAAGGAAGAAATCGCAGAGCTCCCCGTAATAAGCAACGAATGGCTTCTCGTCTTTGAGCATGTCGTCGGTTATGCCGGTGATCTTCGTGATCATAGGGTCAAGCGGATGCCCCGGATTGCAAAAGAACTCCAGCTTGCCAATCTCTTTCAGATCATCGTCCAGCTTCAGAGCACCGAACTCGATGATCTTTGGCTGGATGTCCAAGTCCGAACCTTCAGCCTTTGGCAGCCCTGTCGTCTCAACATCGAAAACAATCATATCAATCCTCGCTATGCAGAGACTCAAGCATGAACGCATAAACCCCTAGGTCGTGAACAGAGTCCTGATGACCTGCTGGCCAGTTCATTGAATAACGGGTGAGCTTGGCGACGATCATGTTGACGATGCCGAACTTGTTCCACTCTTTCTCTGTCCGGAGATCAACACCCTCCGGAAACAGAGCCATCATAACTTTCCCGTGGCGATGATAGTTGTCGCCATATGAAGTGTTGCGCTCTCGGAAAGTCTTGAGCGCCTCCTCCATGCATTCAATCGGAGTCTTTTGATCTGAGTCCATCGTCGTATCCTTCCTCATAGCCTTCCTCATAGCCTTCGCTATAGCCTTCGCTCTTTCCTTCGCCAAAGCCCGTCTGATATTCCTCGTCTGGGTTTTTGTCTTGTGCCTCATTCACAATTTCGATAGCCTCCTCAAGACGAGTCCTGAGTGTCGGCCTGATGTCGAATATTCGTGCGACCTTTTCACTATCGATCTCGATGTCGTTACCGATTATTCTGATTTCCATTAATAGTCCCCCGGTGCGACTTGCAAACAACTCAGGCCTTCCCCGCGCCACATGTCAACGCAGACGTTGCGATCCTCAAGAACGAACCAGAACTGCTTGAAATCATAAATCTCAAGGAGCTTGTTGAACATGTCTCGTTTGACATCAATGTCGTGGCGTTGGTCGTCTTTCCAGCGCATCACCAACATGTCGTAAGGTACATCATTGAGCTTGAGCCACTCCTGTGTGTCTTTTCTGCAAGACTCGTCACGAGCAGTGCAGATGATGACATCTGTCTCAGAGTCTTTCAAATTGCGCAAGATGTTGCAGACATTTTCAATTGGCTTGTCGTTTTTGCCAGCCTTGTTGAACTCTGCATACTTCCGCTCTTTGTAAAGATGGAGTCTGGCAGAGGGATCAGACAAAGTTCCGTCAAGATCAGAAATGATTACGCGCTTATCCAAGACGGTGCCTCCGTGTGATCGTATTTTGCCCAAGCTTGGGTCATCTTGTCGCCGCAGTAATATGCACGATAGGCTCGGACACAATCGTCGTGTGACGCAGTGTTAGGGTTGCACTTGTACTCTTCTGGCATACACTGAGGTGGCTGAGTCTCTATATAAGACATGCCCCGGTCCGGCGGAATGTTGACTGGGCGAGGCTTGAGTCCGTCAAGCAGACGCTCGGTCTTGTGGTGCTTGCCGTAACGCTTTGTATATTCTTTGCACAGGGACTCCAAATGACGGTAAGCCCAAGTGTAGTTGGCTGTGCTGGAGCGGACCCAAACTGCGCTGGGATGGTTCTTGTGAGTTGACTTGTACAACTCGGCCGCATCTGCATAGTCGTCACCGTCAAGCTCACGATGCGCAGTGCTGAGCAGTTGTGCAGTCTCAAGGATCATCTTTACGACGTGCTTGTCGCAAAGAGATCTGGCAGCTGCTATGGGGCAGCGGTCAACATAAAAGATATTCATATCGTTTCCTTTCTTAAGACGATAAGTTTACTCCATCTTGGCTCAGGAGAAAAGCCCTTTGATGCGATCCCAAAAGCTCTTCTCCGGAGCAGGGGCATTCTTGAACTTGTAGTTGTACAAGGCATAGTGAATCTGGGTTTGCGACAGGCCAGTTTCTTTTGCGACCTCTCTGACCGGCATTTTGCTCTTCATCTTAATGATGTTGAGAACTTCCTCGTCTGTCCAGTTCTTTCTCATTTTATCCTCACTTGTTCAAAGGTTTTGCCATGGAGGGTGCGGACCACTCCGTCGGCGTTAGGAAGGGCTCTGCCCATGGGTGAACTTTAACAACCTCGTCAACCATCAACTTGAACACCTGCTGGTATTCACCCTGCGCCCTCGGCGACAGGCGGGACTTAGCAGTCTCGTGCAGAGTCCGAAGGTTGAACTTTGCGACGATGTTCGTGTGGATGTTTGTTGGCAGGACGCCACGTGCATCTTCAGCCGGGACGATCTCTCGCAGATCCTGATAATAAGAATTGATCATAGTCATGCACTGATCATAAAGCGCACGAGCGATGAGGTTCTCTTTGATCCTTGGCGGGGTGTAGTAGCCAAAACCCTCCATGTCCACTGTGCGCTGAGACTGCTGGGCGTACGAGCCTGTGCGCGTCCGGACAAACTGGTGGGTGAATGCTCGTGTCACATCACGGATCTCGAAAACGTAATCAATGAACTCCCAACTCGACTTGATCGTCTGAAGCATGTAGTCTAGCTCTTCCTGCTTCTTGTCTTCGGGCCAGTCTTTGATTTCGTCGTACGCATCCTCAACATTCAACAGGCGCGTGTTTTTGGTGAAGATCAAAAGATCTTTAGCGTTAGGTGTGCACTCAACAAGTTTAACTTTCACTGGTCTGCTCCTTTCTGTGACTTCATTTTCCGGTGGTAGTCAGAGTTTCCTCTGATGAACTGCTCAATCTTCTGGATGTCTCCGACAACATCATCAAGCAAAAGCTGGCGCCATGTCGCAAAGCGTCCGACGGAATAAAGATTGTACCTCGTCGTCATCTCGAAGATGAACTCCTGCCTGATCTTTTCATCTATTGGCGTGATCTTACCGTATTTTTGAGAGCTCGTTTTCATACCGACGAGCCTCCGTGCATTGATGCCGAAATCTTCCCGCAAGATCTCCATGATTGATTTCCCGGGATCGACGTGTGGTTCTGATGCGAGCTCTGAGATCACGACATTGCCGACAACCGACACACGATACTGCGGGACGAAATGGTCTGGGTAGTAAATGGTTTGATAAACGTCGCAGTGCGGCTCATCAATGATTGCCCTCTGTGTCCAGATCCGCCGTGCACCAAAGTCTGGCACATCTTCCCAGCCAACCAACTTCATCAGCACAGGCATCGGTATTGTCGAGATAATTGGTACATGCTTGTCAAACGCTGCATGCTCATCTAGGAAAAACTCATCAGCGACCTTGCCATATGAGATGTTACAGTTGACAGCCATCTGGCTGATCAGGTTCAGTGGCGCGATGTAACGCTCTGCTGCACTCAGATCATTGATTGACCGAGACCAGACGCCACCAGTCACCTTCTGAGAGTACAAATTGCTCAGGAAGAGATCGGGCTGAGTCGTAATTTTACCGTCATACTTTATGGCCTTGTTCACTTTCACCTTTTTGAAAGGTATGGCACAAGCAGAGCCAACCTTGTCAGTCCGGAAGCGCAGCAGAGCCTCGTGGTTGTTCGGGAGAGAGTCTTGTGCCTCCCATACCTTTGGCTGGAAACTCCTGAGTATGTTCGCTGACAACAAGCCAGCCATGCCAGCGCCTAGAATAATCAATGTTCGATCTCCTGTAAAAATTGCACAATCTGATCACGAGCACCAGACGAAACAAAAAGTTCTGCGATGAAAGGTGCGAGATGAAACTGCATTATCGCAACGCCAATCCCTATGCCGATGCCGAGCTTGATCATAACTGTGCCTTGGGTGGCGCGCAAGTGACATCAAGGACAATTGGTGATGGCCGGCCAGCAACTCGGACTCTACCATAAATCATAACAGGCCTCAAGCCAGCAGACTGGCAGTCGGTGATCGCATTGATCACCTCGTGCCGGTTCATGCTGTGGATCTCTTTTTCGGTTTTGAGAGAGACCTCTGGCTCTGCATTCGATGCGCATGCGGAAAGTGACAGGGCTGCGAATATAATTTTAGCTCTCATGGATCTGCCCCAACACGCGTGAGTCTTGGTTCAGCAGATTCATCATCGCCTGATAAGAGTCTTGCTGATTGATCGTCAGGGTTTGGATCTTAGTCTCGCTGCGAGACCAGTGTCCAAGATCCTTGGCCTCGTCCTTGGCCAACTTGACAGAAGACTGCCAGTTCCCCAAGTTTATGTATCGGCCATCATCATGTTTGAATCTGTGGAACTTCATTTTGCTTTCCTTTCTGAAAGAGGGTGGAGGGGGAAGATCCCCCTCCGATCAGTCGATGACCTTGGCGTTGCCTTTTCCGATATCCCACACAAGGTCGTTGCGTCGGCCGCCAGCAGCAATATACTTCTCATAGCTGATCGGCTCGCCAGCATCAATCAAGACCTGCATCGAATGGAAGCCATGAGTGGCCTCGCGACGAGGATTGGTCTGGCAGGTCGCCTGAACCATTTTTCCTGCAAAGCCAGACTTGCGAGTCTGCTTGGTCGGGGCTGTGGTCTTGACATTCACCTCAATAACTTCTTCAGTCACTTCATTTTCTCCTGTCTTGTTGTGAAGAGATTTCTCAACGGGCATGGTCGAGACGAGCTTGACAATCCGGCTGGCCGCGACATTGCGGCTCTCGAACTTTGTCACACTCTTGTCAGCATGCTTGTTGTAGAGTTCTACGAAGAAAGAGCAAGCCTCGCTCTTTATGTTTGGGTTGTTCAAAAGCTCTTCTGCGTCTTCGAATAGGACGAAGCCATTGCCAGCATTGCGAGCAGCCTTGCCATTTTCGAAAGAGCGGAGGTCGAGAGTTTTGCGGTCGAGTGCGTACATGGTTTATTCCTTTCTGATTAGAGGACGTACTGAGTAAGTTCAGAAGAGCGGAAGCTCCGGAGGAGATGCTGCGGTTCGCCCGCAACATGCGCCACAACCAGCCAATCGTCGGTCGTGATTTTGTATACCTGCTTGATGCCGACGAACGTGCCGTGCTCTTCGGAGTAAGCAGTCTTGTAAAGTTCCATCTTCTCGGGGGAGCTCTTGCTCATCTGATTTCCTTTCTCAAGTTGGCGACCATCGCCAACACAGCTATTATCTCTCTTTCTGCTAAAAAAGAAAAGCATTTTCTTTATCAGCGTTATCAAGGAGTTAGTCTCATATTGCATAATATCTCAAACCTCGCGGTCTGACAATCGACAGACTTTCTCGTGCTCGAGTGACAGCAACGTACCAGACTCGATTCTCCTCGTCGGTGTGGCTGTTCTCCCAAGACAGACGGCCCATGTCGGTGATCAGGGCGACATTGTCTGCCTCGCCACCTTTGGACTGGTGGATGGTCGAGATGGAGATGCGTGGCTTTTCAGAAAACTTTTCTCCATTGCGCAGACAAGACCTAAGATACTCGCGCTCGTCGGCGGCGATGCCGCGCAGCATCGTCATCCAGTCGTGTTGCAGTGCATCTTCCGGCAGACCCAGATCTGTAACGCGATATTTTTCGAGCTTGGTCAGAGTGTGATTGAAATTGAAAAACTGAATAAGGTTCTTCGCCTCAAACATGGTGAGCGATCCACCCTTGCGCAAACGCTCCCAGCTCATGACGGCTCGAGTCTCCTCAGTCTCAAGAGAGCTCTTGCCATTGTATGTGTAAGCATAACCCTGCTGACGGACCGACTGTTGGAATCTGTTCAGAAGATATTTTGACCGACTCATGCACAACCAACTTTTTTCGCCAGAGAAGTCGATCTGTTGTTCATCAGAAACGTAGTCAACCAAACCAGCATCCAGCTTCGGAGACCATGGCTTTTGATAGCGATGCTTGATCCGGCCAACGATGTCGAGGGCGAGCTTGTGAACTGATCTCGGTATTCGGTAGCTCTGCGGCAGGACCATGCGGTCGCCCTTCAGATTTAAAAACTTCTGAACGTCTGCACCAGCCCATCCGAAGATCGCTTGGTCGTCGTCGCCAGCTATATAAACTTCGGTTGCGTTGGCCGCAGCAGCGATCGCCATTTTGTATTGAAGCGAACTAAGATCTTGGGCCTCATCAAAGATGCAGATGTCAACTGGCAACGCAGAGCCATACCGCTCGAGCATGTCTGTAAAATCCAGCAGACCGTTTTCTTTTTTGTAACGACGCATGGCCGCATCGTATTGCTTCACAGCATGCAGGGTCAGGTCATTGACTGGCGTCAGATTGTATTGCTCCTCGAGAGATCGCATGCCGACCCTCGCAAGAGACTCGATGCGCGAGCACTTGTCTCCCAATCCGTCTCCTGTGTGTATTCCAAGATCCTCGTCGTAGATCCCTTTGAACTCTACGCCAAGGGCTTTGCCCAACTTGCGGTAATGGGTGTTGGTCATCACCTCATCCCTTTGGAGCCCAAGCTCTCTGAATGCGAGGGAGTGAAGTGTCCGGAAATATGGGAATCGCTTTTCGTCAAAGCCAAACTGCTGCATGGCACGCTCTTGAGCTTCGTATGCAGCCTTGCGCGTAAAAGCTAGGTAGGCGATCCTTTCTGGCGGGACTCCTCTGCTGAGTGCGTCCTCAACAATCCTCAAGAGGGTAGTCGTCTTCCCAGTCCCGGGCGGACCTAAGATTATTTGAACTCTTCTCATTTGATCCTTTCTCAACGATATTGCCGCGCAATATCTTTTTAAGTTTCTGCTTCACTTCTTCGACTGCTGCAAACGAGTTCTGCGGAAATGCCCCAACACTCAGGAGCATATCAACCTTTGACAGAAGTTCGTAAACAGAACCAGAAGACATTTCCTCAAGCCTCTGCTTGGCATCTTCTTCGAACTTAATTTTATTCCACTCTTCAGGGGACATCAATCTCCCTCCGGTTCAACAGGCAGATGTGAGTAACCACTTTTCCTGTCTATCACCAACAGGATTGTATTCGGGTGGCAATTGTAAATTCCAGCAAGCTCTTTCATTGTGAATCGCTTGCCTTGTTTGTTTTTCCCTTTGAAATAGAGCCAGCGTATGTCGTTGGCGTCTGAATCACTGAACTTCTTCCTCATACAATGTCCTCTTGCATGAATCACAAACAACCCTACCAGACTCATACACGACAACACGAGTCATCTGCCCGCACCATGGACACTCAATTAACTCGCTGTCGGATTCCATCAGAAGTCCTCTGTCACTGAGCTTGGAACCTCTAGTTCCTCTTCATCGTAGAACTGAGGTGCCGGGACAGACCATACTTTAACTGGTTTGGATTTTATACGAAAGGTCTTACGGTCGCCGCCAAGATTTCTCAGCCAAGACCAAACCTGATGCTGAGATTGGTAGCGGAACCTCCGCGCCTCCAGATAGATGAAAAGGTCTTCCGACCTGAAGAAAACGCGACCCTCGTCTGGGTCGTGCCATGGCTTCGCATTCATTATCTCGTCTCGGTGACGAGCCTGAACCTTGCCAGTCAAGAAGCTGTCAAGCATCTTCTCAAACTGACCCTGTGGGCTTGCGTCGTCTGGGTCTTGTATAACTTCAACAGTGCTGAGCAGGTTGTTTATGGCCTGTTCCCACTTTGGCCCCGGCATCTGGGCTGGACACTTGTTGAGCTTTTCGACACAGAGCTTTTGCAGCTGGCGCTGATCCAACAGTTGCTGAGTTGTGACCTCGATGCGTTCTCCGCCGATCTCGATGTACCAGCGCACAGAGCTTCTGTTCTCGGTTTCGTATTTTGTTATTGAGCTGATCTCGATCGCTTGGCCGCCGCCATAGCCACCGATGCCAAACTCTCGCTTCATGCACTTTGACTTCTCGCAATAGTTGCAGATGGGCGACTGCTTGCAAGTGTAGGCGTATTCTTTTTTGCTGACTGATTTGATTAGGCCATTGACCTCGCCGGACGGCAGCGGCTCATCGAGTTGCTCATAGTTGAAACGCATGAGGTCTTCCTGCCAATCGTCAGGATTCTTCTTGCGATAATAAACACCAACATTGAACAAAGATATGTTTCGTCCGCCTTCTGGGAAGCCCATCGTCATGATGTGCTGAAGGCATGGAGGGCCATCGCTGAAATGATCGACGAGCTCTGGCTGAATCTTCTCGAGCTCCTCGTATGTCGTCCGCTTTTTCTCTGCGAGGTCTAAGAACTCTGACAGGTTGAGCTTGCGTGAATCATGGATTGCGAAACGCTCTGTGTCGTCTCCGTCCCAGTAGCAGAGATTTATCCAGTTGCCGCGATCCATCTCATTGGCACGAGAGATCTGCTTGGGGAAAATTTCTGCGCCGCCATATCCCAATCCTGCTGCGAACTCGTTCAGTTTGTTGACCATGTCGATGGCTGGGATGGCTGGCTCGCAGAAAAGATAGAGGTGCGCTCCGCCAGACTTGCTCCGGCACATGACGAGCGGAGTGTTGCGAATCTTTTTCTCTAGGCTCTCAAGAGATTCTTTGAGCTTGACCTCGCCGCGAATGTCAATATCGATGACGCCAAAATTGCAGCTGTTGTCTTGTTTAAGCATGATGATGCCGAGGATGAACTCTCCACCCTTCAAGTGCATCGAGAAATGTTCTTCCGTCGGAGGCTCGCTGACAGTCACAGCGCGGCCAGACATCTTTCCGTCGGCTTCTTTTTTCTGGACCCTGTATTGGCCATGAGCTTGTTCGTAGCCTCTGAACAAATTCATGAATCTTTTAACGTCGGACATGAAGTTCCTTTCTTAAAGGTGAAGGGGAGGAGTCAACCCTCCTCCCCAACAAGACTACATTACGTCTTCGTCAACAGACTCCGGCGAGACCTTGACCTCGCCTGTGGCGACTTGGTTCCTGAACTCACGAGCATCCAGATAGATGTCTTTGCCGTGAGGGTGGTTGGCAATGATGCCGCCACTCGCCGCATCGTGCAGCATCTTGACCGACCAGCCAAACCACGAACCCTGATCATTCTCCTCAGGGACAGTTGTGAGCTGATACGCAGTCCAGAACATCGCTGGGTTGATGCGCTTGCCGTCAACGTCGATCATGAGTCGGTTGATCATCGAGTTCCACTGCCGCGCCTTTTTGAGTTGGCTCTTAGACATTGAGAGCAGGGCAGGAGAATAGCTGTCTCCCTCGATGACGAAAACAAAATACTCACCAGTCGGGACAATCTCGTTGCCGTCCGGCGTCAGGTACTCGCCACGACTACCGCGAGTGCAGTTGTCAAGGCAAGACGAGTCAGGCCCATGGTCACCAGCGAACCCACCACGATCCGCCTTCCACTCAATGTGGGCGCGACGATAGCTGATCGGGACGACTGTGATGCCAGCCTCCCCGTCGATGGCACGCTGGCCGACATTGTCGAGGATGAACCCCGGCTCTGCACCTTCAACGTACGCACCGTCGCGCTTGTTCACCTGCGGCGACATCTGCTGCAAAATGCTCAGGCGCGGGATCATCATGTCTTCGCGAGACATATTCTCCTGACCAGCACCAGCATCATCCAACAGCATCGCAGCATCAAACGCCACAACATTGGACTCTTTCTTCTTCGCAACTTCGTTAGCCATATCTACCTCCGTATGTTGGCTCTGCGTCCCGCATAAACACGGAACATTTCCATGGGGACTTCCTTGCCCTCGCTCATCCGTTCTTTGATGAAGCTGTTGAGGGTCTGTGGGTGAACGCCCACAGCTCGCTTGTAATAAATTTGACGCTCACGCAGCTCGTCAGTGAAAGCATTGCATGCGTCATCTTCATTACGACCAAACTGAACCTCGACATTGCTTTTGATGATGTCGCCGGCACCTTGCGCCCGCAACCATTCAAAGCACTGCTGTTGGAGCATCTGAAGCTCGACCCTTTGGTCCTCAGTCTTGGCCCGATCAATCGAACCTTGCGAGGGGACCGAAGCTTGGATGACATCTTTGATCTCGACCTTTGCACCATTGCTCAGGGTAAAATCTTTGATGTTCAGTTCTTGCATGAGTTCAGGCAAGTCCTGTTCAGCCAACACTTTGAGATCCTGCTTTTTCTGCTTCAATGCATCTTCGAGTCGGTTGATCTCGTCTTCGAGATCTAGAACTCTCTGAGCCATATCTGCAACTGCGCCAATTTCATTGGACGACGGCGCGACGTCCTCAAGCAGATCTATCTTCGACATTTTCTACCTTTCTGAATTCGAGGGCGACTGGCATGTACCAACCTTTGCGTCGGTCGCGCTCGCCCTCCTCCATATTGCGCTCCCAACGTAACACTCTAACAACAGGCGACTTCTCGCTGGCAATCGAACAACAGACCATGACAGCGATTGGGTCACCACCTCCGGGCCAAAGGAGATAATCCTCTGGACCAAAGTCTCTCATGATGCGTCTTGCTTTTTGGATGCTTGGCCCCGGCAAGAACTGAGGCTTGTCGTTAGCCTCAAACACCACCTCCAACGTTCCATAGCGCGAAGCATCGCTCAGGTCTGGGACCCAGCCATACTTGTTCTTGGTCGGTCGGTTGACAACGTAAACTTTTGACATCTTTCTGTCCTTTCTCAAGGGGCGTTACTATGCGCCAAGTGGTGGGGCTTGAAAAGAATTATTTTTCAAAGAAACCAGTCTTACTCAATAAAATCAATAGCGAAACCAAAGAACCCAAACTTTTCAAAGATTTTGTTTTCGAACCCCGTCCCTCTGCATCTTCTCTATAAGGAAAAATATGGTGTGTGTTGTGTGTGTGCAAAAACACGATATTTGTGGTTTCGCGGTTTCGGTCTGTCGCAAGTCGTTGATATCAAAAAGACAATTGGCGTTTCCAAACTCAAGATTGAGGGGAAACCGAAACCAGACTCTGGAAACTTTTTTGTAAGTCGTTGATATACAACATTAAAAAAGTAAAACTTTTTGTTGCCTCCTGATATGAGAAGAGAGATAATAGCTGTGTTGGGAGAGCCCAACGCTCTGAGAAAGGAAACCAAGCTGATGTATACCTATTCTGATGAACTGTTCTCAGACTTCCACAAAGACGCTTATGGCTTCCGCCCCCGCGACCATGAGTTCTATTCGGCAACGCCGGAACGGAAGCAGGAAATCTGGGATGCCATTGGTCGTGCTTTCGACCGTCGTCAGGCCGAGGAGGCTGAACTCGAAGCTCAGTCCCTCATCGACTTCGAGAAAGAGGTTCAATCCTGCATCGAACTAGGTGCTGGTGACCGCCAGACGGCTCTGCGTTGGATGACGCAGAACGAGACGTTCTACCACAGCCAAGACATAGAGCATTGGGTCTGGGGCCGGGGCGTACTGTTCACCGATTACGGCAGGAAGCTGGTCGATGAACTCAAGGAGATCGTGACCTATGCGGATTGAGCGAATTGAAGATGACTGGTTCGTCGCACCGCGCAAGATAACCCACCGGCACCCAACTGAGAAAGGAAAAGCAATGATCATAAAAATTAACCACCGTGAGTTCTCTGACATTCATTTCGCGAACTATGCGCATGATGAAGTGGCCCACCGTTTGTTCTGGCAAGTCATGCGAGAGGTTTGCATGCGCCGCCAACCTGCTTATGCGGATGTTGGTTCTGTCCCCAGCTTTGTTCACTATGCCGAGCGCACTGACGTTTTGGATGGAGTGTGAGATGCGATACGATTATGCCAGAGGTTACAAGAATCGTGATGCGGCGCAAGATGCGCTTTGGGAAATGATGAGCGACGGCGAGATCAGCGAGGGTGAACACCCACGGATCGAGAAGCGCGGTAAAAATTATTACGTCATAACCTTGGAGGATTAAATGCAGATCGTTTGTGAATGTATGGATTGTTCGGGTTATGGGGTGGTGTCGGATCGCCACCCTAATGACCCCAGTGCACGGGATTTGGCCTGTCCGTATTGTGACGGCAGCGGCGAGATAATTTACGAGGAGTCTTATGACAGCGAGGAGGAGGCTCGTGCTGATTACCCAACTGCGATGAGGATCATTCATGACGCCAATGCGTAAAGATGGCGTTGTGCAGATGATGAGTCGTGACGAGATGAAGGCCATGCGTAAAAAGTTTTTGGCGGCTGGTCACGATGTCAAATTCAGCGAGATCAAAAAGAGTTTTGAGGCGGACGTTGGTGCTGAGATTTATGTCAATGATGTTTATCACGCCATCAAGAAAGACGCCCATGCGGCGCAGATGGTTCTGAATGACAGTGCTCCTCCGGCTTGGTACCTCTCGATCCGTCGGCATGATCGTGAACCGATATGCTCATGGCGAGATCTGCAGGAGATCAAGAACCAGATCGTCGGGCCAGACAACGACGCCTTCATGCTTTATCCTTCTGAGCAGCGAGTTGTGGATACGGCCAATCAGTATCATCTGTTCGTGCTCAAGGAGGTTGGTGTGCTGATACCTTATGGCTTCAACTCTGGTAGGGTTGTTCATGATGTGGCTCCAGAAGGTGCTCGTCAAACGCCTCGTTGACTTTGATCGGATGTTGGTTAATAATTATTGTGCAATCTGTTCACGATTGTATCCTCCCTGAACTTGACCCCTCTTCGGAGGGGTTTCTTTTTGCCCAGAAACGAGAGATAATGTGTGACAGTTATTTTCAGTTGACCACTGCAATACGGTTGTAAAATGGCGGAAAAAGTGAAGAAGAGCTCCAAGAATGAAGTTTCTGCGGAGGCAGAAACAAAAACCATTGTCAAGAGGCCTGTGAACAATGGCCCTCCGTTCAATCCCGATGCAGATTACCGTTTGAAAGACGACCCGGAGGGTTGGGATGGTCGGTTCAAATCAGTTGAGCCGATGAAGCACCAGAAGCCCGCGCGCAAAGGTCGGTACAAGTGGAACCATCCAGCCACGATCAATTGGATCATGGGCCAAGCAGACCCCGTCGGATTCCTCGCAGCGGTAATGCAGGGCAAAGAGATATTCCCGGTTTACACCAAAGACAGCGAAGGTCTTGCCACGCCAGCCGGGAAAATTTCCGCAGACCCAGAGTTGCGCGTCATGGCGGCGAAAACTTTGCTTGGGAAGTGTGTGCCTGATCTGAAGGCTGTGGAAGTGCACGCTCAGATTGAAGAGAAAAAAGTTCTGGACATAAGTAGGCTGACAAATGACGACCTCAACGCAATTGAACGAGTTCTTGAGCACGCTGTCATTGACGCAAGTCCGATCAGAGAAGATGAAGAGGTCTCTGAAGGAGTTTACCAAGAACTGCTGGCCGACAATTGAGCCGGGAAGAGACTTTTACGACAACTGGCATATTGATGCCATCAGTGAGCATCTGCAGGCGGTTGTTGAAGGCGACATTCGCCGACTTATAATCAATATCCCTCCCCGGCACATGAAGTCTTTGTCGGTGGCGGTTGCTTTGCCTGCGTGGACTTGGACCATCCAGCCACAGAAGCGATTCCTGTTCGCATCTTATGCCTCCTCGCTTTCCATACGAGACTCGGTAAAATGTCGGCGGCTGATTGACAGCCCTTGGTATCAGGAACACTTTGGTGACTCTTTCAAGCTGACCGGCGACCAGAACCAGAAGCAGAGGTTTGAGAACGACAAGACTGGCCATAGGATCGCGACTTCTGTTGATGGTGCGTTGACTGGTGAAGGTGGCGACATCATTGTCATTGACGACCCGCACAACGTCCGTGAGGCTGAGTCGGCGGCTGTTCGTGAGAGTGTTCTTGAGTGGTGGGACCAAGCCATGCAGTCTCGCCTCAATGACCCGAAGACTGGTGCGTTCGTGATCATCATGCAGCGAGTCCACGAGAACGACCTCACTGGCCACATCCTCGCTAACCAGTTTGAGGACTGGGACCACCTTTGCCTTCCTGCTCGTTACGAGATCGGACATCCGACTCCAACAATTTCCTCTCTCGGTTTCACCGACCCACGCACAGAGGAAGGTGAGTTGCTCTGGCCACAGCGCATTGACGACAGGACACTCAGCAATCTTGAAAGCTCTCTTGGCAGTTATGCTGCGGCTGGTCAGCTTCAGCAGAGGCCAATGCCGAAGGGTGGCGGAATCTTGAAGGCTGAGTGGTGGGTGCCTTGGGAGCACGATACGCTTCCGGATGTTGAGTATGTTTTGCAGTCTTGGGACACTGCGTTCTCAACCAAAGAGAAAACCTCTTACTCTGCACGCACAACGTGGGGTGTCTTCCGGCGCAATGGGCAAATCAACGCGATCGTTCTTGATATGTGGTATGACCGTGTCACTTACCCAGAGCTCCGCCGGATAGCTCAAGAGTCTTACGAAGATTATGAACCAGACGCAGTGCTCATTGAGAAGAAGGCTTCTGGCCAAAGTTTGCTTCAGGATTTGCGCATGGCTGGCATCCCAGTTCTTGAGTATTCGCCAGATCGAGACAAAGAAGCACGTGCCCATGCAAGCTCCGCTCTTTTAGAAGATGGAAGAATTTGGTTTCCTTCTGACAAAAAGTGGGCTAAAAATTTAATTGACATTTGTGCAGCATTCCCCGCTGGGGACAACGACGACATTGTTGACACCTGCACACAGGCTTGGTTGCGTTTGAGGAAGGGTTGGTTCGTCACCCACTCTACTGATTATGAAGATGAGTATGAAGAACCAAAACAAAAGGTAGCGATGTATGGCTAGAATGCCGATCCCTTTTGCAGAAGGTGCTCCGCCAGACAACCTAATGGTTGAAGAGTTCGGAGATGATGAAGTTCTTATCGGAGATCCATCCGTTGATGAGATTCCCGAGGTTGATACTCAATTCGACGCTAACATTGCTGAAGACATCTCGGAAAGCGAGTTGGCTGCAAAGGCTGACTCGCTTATTTCACTTTACGAATCTGATCGCGAAGCTCGCTCCGAGTGGGAGCAGCGTTACAAAGATGGCCTCAAGACGCTTGATCCTGATGGTGGCCTTCAGGAAGGTGAAGACGAGCGAGCCAGCCGTGGCCTGAGCATCGTTGTTCACCCGCTCATCGCCGAAGCAGCGACCCAGTTCAATGCGCGAGCTGTCGCAGAGCTTTACCCCTCCGGTGGACCGGTCAAAACTGTCATCGTCGGTGAACCCAACGAGGAAACTGAGGAGCAGGCACGGCGCGTCCGTGACTTCATGAATTACCAGATCGTTGAGGAGATGCCTGAGTATTTCCCGGATCTGGACCAGATGCTCTTCACGCTGCCCCTCGTTGGTCAGGCTTTCAAGAAAGTCTGGTGGGATCCGAATCTTGAGCGCCAGTGCGCCCAGTTCGTTAAGGCTGAAGACTTCGTTGTTTCGCCAGAAAGCAAAGACCTTTACACCTCTTTGCGCTACACTCAGGTCATCCGCCTCCCGAAAAATGATTTCAATCGCTATGTAGAAGCAGGCTGGTACATGCCTGTTGAATATATGGGCGATGGCCTTGATCCCAGCGGCGACACCACATCAGACATTGAGGGTGTTAATCCCAATGCTGAGTCGGCGACCGACGAGATCATGACTCTGTTGGAGATGCACGTTTACGAGAGCTTCTCCGAAATTGATGCCGACGACGAGAACACAGTTGATCTTCCTTATGTCGTGACGATCGACTACGACTCTCAGCAGATTGTCAGCGTCCGACGCAACTGGCGCGAGAACGACAGCAAGAAGATCCGGCGCAACTGGTTCGTGAGCTACAAGTTCCTCCCCGGTGTCGGGTTCTATGGCTTTGGCCTTTACCACATGATTGGTGGTCTGGGCAAGGCTGCGACCGGATCTCTGCGCGCACTGCTTGATTCTGCTGCTTTCGCCAATATGCAAGGTGGCTTCAAACTCAAGGGTCGTGTCAGCGGCGGCGAGATCGACATCAATCCGGGTGAATTCGTTGATCTGGATGCGACAGTTGATGACGTTAACAAGGCTGTTATGCCTTTGCCTTTCAAAGAGCCATCATCAACGCTGTTCCAGCTGCTTGGCTACATCACAGACATTGGTCGCCGGTTCGCTAGCACTGCTGATCTGAATGTTGGCGATGTCAACCCCAATGCTCCAGTTGGCTCGACGGTCGCTCTAATTGAGCAGGGCTCGAAAGCATTCTCAGCCATTCACAAGCGTCTGCACCACTCTCAGGGTCAGGAGTTCAAGCTCCTCGCAGAGCTGAATGCGGAGAACCTGCCAGAGTCGATGACGTTTGCTGTCTTTGGCGCAACGCAGACTGTTTATGCTGCTGACTTCAATGACCGCATCGACATCATCCCAGTCAGCGACCCGAACATCTTCAGCACTGCCCAAAGGATTGCTCAGGCCCAAGCCATCCTCGAGATGGCCAAGTCCGCTCCCCAGCTTCACGACATGTATGAGGCTTACAAGCGGATGTATGAGGCCATCCGCATCCCGAACATTGACGAGGTTCTGAAGAAGCCTGTTGAGGCTCCGAGGCTCGATCCGATCGACGAGAACATGAGCATCCTTTACGGCAAGCCAATTCGTGCTTTCCCGGAACAGGACCACGACGCGCATATCGCCGTTCATATGCAGTTCTTGTCGGACCCTTCTCTTGCGGGCAACCCCGGTGCGAAGGCTCTTCAGCCAGTCCTCATCGCACACATCGCAGAGCACATTGCGCTACTTTATCGCTCGCGCATGCAGTCAAGCATCGGCGTTCCGCTCCCCGGCCTACCGGACATCCGCGAAACCGACTTCAATTTCGAGGACATCGACCCCAACCTCGATATGCTCATCAGCCAGCGCGCCGCTCAGGTCGTTCAGCAAGCTCCGCAGATGCAGCAGATTCGCTCACTTACCCAAATGCAACAGGGTCAGCAGAATCCCCTGCAATATGCCCAGCAGCTCGCGCAGCTTGAGGCACAAGCCCTTCAGGCGCGTACGCAGGCAGAGATTCAAGCTGATCAGGCCAAAGCACAGTCTGACATTCAGATTGACAAGGCCAAGGCTGAACAAGATATGCAGATCGCAGCTATGAAGATTCAAGCAGATCTTGAAGCCAAAGTCCGCAAGTTGGAGGCGGAGTTGCAGTTGGAGCGAGAGAAGAACTTAGCAAAGGCCCAAATGGAGATTGACAATGGCTGAAAATTTAGACGAAGCGATCCAGAGGGCATACGTTAATACTCTCGCTCCTATGGCTCCTGTGAACCCGCAGGCTTTTGGCGCTCTTCGTCAAGTTGGCAGTGGCCCTATCAGCGACACAGAAGCTCAGGCCTATCAGCAGATGATGGCTGATCCTGCTATGCGGGCGATGTCTGGTGAGCGATCTGGCCCTCCGGCAGTTGAACTCTCGGAGCAGGACAGGATGCTTGGATCGCCCGAAGGCGGCATGGGGCAGACTCGCGGTCTTCCGCCAGAGGTCAGCGGCATCAATCCTGAAATGGCCAACCAAGAGGCCATGATGGAATATGTCCGCCGCAAAGCTGAAGAGATCCGAGGTCGCATGGGTGGTCAGCCTGATTATGGCGGCTCGTTCGAGAACTTTTTACGCAGCATTGCTCCGCGCATTCAGGAGCAGCAACCCAAAGAAGGAGGCCAATGATGGCTGAAGTTAATGTTGAAAACATCAGCGATCTGATGGATCAGTTTGAGGAGACCATGGGCTTCCCAGCTGATGCCCCCGGCCTCGCGCTTACTGAAGAGCAGCTCGTCAATTTTATGCTTCTCTGCCACGAAGCCATGCATGGTGGTGGTTATGAGAGCGAAGAAGACGAGTATGAAGACGAGTACGAAGAGGAAGAGATTCCTGAGTCTGGCATGAAGGTCAAGGTTATCAAGATGCATGGCGGCGACGTTAGCTCCATGATCGACGACATGCTTGGCCACGGCGGTCCGAAGGTCGATTACTAAATGCCAGTTCGCAAGGTCAAAGGTGGCTACAAGTGGGGCAAGTCTGGCAAGGTCTATAAGACCAAGGCAGCTGCCGAGCGCCAAGGCCGAGCGATCTATGCATCTGGGTATAAGAAAAAGGGCAAAAAGTAATGGCCAAGAAACCTGGACTCTACGCTAACATCCACGCCAAGCGCAAACGGATTGAGCGTCAAAAGGCTGCTGGCAAAAAGCCAGAGAAGATGCGCAAGCCCGGAAGCAAGGGTGCGCCAACCGCAAAGGCTTTCAAACAAGCTGCTACTTCTAAGAAGGGAAAAAAGAAATGAACTGGATCACGAAGAGGCTAGGTGAGCCCTCAAGTTATGCAGCTGCTGGCGCGATTGTTGTCGGCATCGGTGTCCTTCTCGGAAGCCAGTGGGTAGTTCTCGCTGGTATCGTTGGCGGTGTCGCTGGCTTCGTCCTGAAGGAAAAAGGTAAGTTCTAATGGCTGTGTACAAAGGTCGCAAAGTGACTCTGAATAAGCCCCGCCGCATTGGCAAGGGTGAACCCAGCTATGGCAAAAAGAAGTCTGTTGTTTATGTCATGGACGGAGATTCAGTTAAGCGCGTGACCTTTGGCGATCCGAATATGAAGATCAAGAAGAATCAGCCGGGACGCAGGAGCAATTTCCGGTCCCGGCACAATTGTGAAAACCCCGGCCCAAAGACCAAAGCTCGTTATTGGTCTTGTAAGGCGTGGTGATATGGCCAAGGCAGCAGTTAAAAAAGTCGCAGCAGCAGAGATCCGTGCAGCCAAGAGCTTTCTTGAGCGCAGAGGTCTTACGACTGAAGACATCAGCCCACGCAAGTTTGCGACAGCTGCCAAAGAGCTAGATAAAGGTTTTAAGGAGACCTTGGACATCCTTGCGCGTGAACTTAGCGGAGGTCAGGTCTGATGGCTGAAGGTGCACTCGGAAATATTGGCAACACAGCAGCATCAACCATCGGGACCATGGCGAGCGACCCGATTGGCACTCTTAGCTCGTTCGTATCTGACCCGACTCAGGAAATTGATCTTGGCCTAGGCATCGCCAACCCCAGTCCTGCGGGAATTGTTTCTTCTATTGCCGGTAGGGCTCTTGGCATCCCGGCATTGGGATTTGTTGGCCCAGCCCTTGGTTTGGCAAGTGTTGTTAGTGATGCTTTTGGCCCCAGCACAGGCACGAGCTTCGGCGTAGGTCAGCAGACTGGCTCTGGGGTAAGCCAAGGACAAGTTTCCGGTTATGGCACAGCCACAGGCGGCCCCACAGGCCTCGGCATCAATGCTTACGGTCAGGAAGTCGATCCAAATGCTGAAATGACATCATTTGGAAGTCCCGGTGTGCAGATGGGAATGAGCATTGCCGACGATATTTCAGCAGGTATGTCAAATGCACCGGGGGCAACAGACGCTGGTCTAGGAAGCATCGGTGCAACGACCAACTCTCAAGGTACAACATCTGTATCAGGCCAGTCCGTAGACACTGGCTCTGCTTTTGGCGGAGACGCTCCGAGCCAGGCAAGTCAAGATGTTGCCGATTTTGCAGAAGCACACGGACAAGAAGTCGGTCCGGGTGGTGATGGTGGAGGCGGAGGTGATGGTACAGTAATTTGCACCGAACTCCACCGACAGGGCATTCTGTCAAAAGACATTTATCTTTCTGACCAAGAGTTTGGGCGTAAACTGGCGATTGAAGATCCAGAGGCTTTTGCTGGATATCATGCTTGGGCAATCCCGGTTGTTTCTCTGATGAAGAAGTCCTTTCTGTTCACTAAGTTCGTTGCCCTCTTTGCGCTGCCTTGGGCTCGTGAAATGCATTTCATCGAAGCAGGAGTCGGCAAAGGATCTATCCTTGGAAAATTCATGATCAAGTTTGGAGTACCGATTTGCCGCTTCATCGGCCGCCGATCGGCCAAGGAGCTTTGCAATGGCTGAAGCAGAGATCAGGCCGTATGACCCGACGATGCGTGAGCGGACTCAGGCAGCGATTGCCGATCTGCTTCAGTCTTATGGTTTGGCTGGTTCGAATTACCAAGCCCAAAAGCTCTCCAAGAACATCACAGGCACCATGGACGAGGGTGCCCCACTTTTGGGCATCGGCCTGATGGACTTCACGCCCGCTGGCTTGGTCTTTGCTGGTGAGGAGATTGCTCGTGATTTCTCTAAAGCGGAAGGCCCAGTTGATTACATCGCACCAGTTGTCGGTGGGGCTCTGAGTGCCCTTGAAGCATACCCTTTGACCAAAGCGGTGGTGAAGCCTATAAAGGCTCCTGTCGTAGATTTCTTAAGCAGTTTAAACCGTAAGATGGATAACTAAAATGGCTGTTTTCTACATCCCACCGGAAAACATTGGCTCTCTTGGCAGACTGCCTTCAGATCAGCAATTCACAGGCGCACTTGACAGTTTGCCTTT